TAAAGAAAAAAATGGTTGCCCTTCCCCATCAGTTAATGGGTACAAAGCGTCGATAGATTCTTTTCTTTTGCTCATGGTTTCTATCTCCTGATTTACCCTGAATGGGTTATCGGAAACAAAAGTTAGACCAAGCTGACTCCTGAACATATAGTCTTTTTCCAATTGGGGAAAATCCTTACATAACTGGATCCACAATGGTTTTATGAGGATGTCCTGAAAAACAGATCTCAACCTCATAATAAACTTGGCAAATCTAATTTCCTCCTTATCAAGACCTTCTGCTGCATTGGCGTATTTGCCAATTGACCCACCATCAGGGCCTTGGAATCTAGAAAATGGTATCTTAGATTCTTGAACCAACTTGTCAAAAAAGTAAGCCAGTGGGGCTGGATCATTCAGATTTGGCCCAGCAGTAGTCAAAGGTTCGATGTTAGGTGTACCCAAAGCACCTTTGGGCATAAGATAATTTTTGTAAAACTGAATCTTTGGTTGTCCATTTACCGAAAGTTCTCCACTCTCATCATTGAATTGTATGTCTTCCTTGTAAATGGACATTAACTCTCCTAAAGTTTGCATAGCCTTCTGCTGTGATCTGGACCCCACAGGAACTGTCATCTTTAGGCGGAAAGATGCATTCATCACGGACCAGATAACACGGGTGTATTCTATGATCCTCAGAACATTATACGGACGGATTAATCTCTCCGTATAGCTTACCCTGGACACGGAGTTACCTTTGGCATAAGAAAGGTAAATAATTTGAGAATCATAAAGCATTCTCCTTTTTCTTTCGTCCTTGGGATATTGATACCAAACGTTTAGGAAGGTTCCATCTTTTTGCTTTTCCACGGAAGGCATGAGAGTGGTCGCATCTAATTCTTTGAATCCGATTATATTTTTTCCTTTATCATCATAGATAATTTCAAAAGCCACAAAACCATCAACCAAAAGTTGTCTGAAATATTGCCAGGCGGAAATATCATCATTGAACCCGAACATATCATACAATTTTTTGTATGTAGAGTCAATACGATTGATAACATCTTGTTTTAGACCGACGATATTTAAAAAGGCTGGATAAGCAAAGAAATTGTAACCGTCATAAGAAATAGACTCGTCACAGACAGTATCCAAAATATACTCAATTTCGGGATTTAAGGAGAATTTTCTTAAATAGTCTCTTTTTCCTGCGTAGTCTTTATCAAAATAAGAAATGTACTGTCTGGTTGTTGTATCTTGTCTGCCCAAAGAGAAAAATGTCGTTTCGTCTTCAATTGGACCCTTCTTCAAAAATTCTGCTTCGGTGGTACCAATGGCCTGTGAATTTTTGATCACCATGTCTCCATATCTTAATCCGAAATTACTCAGATTTTTGATTGAGTCCCTAATTCTTTGAAAAATAGGGTTGGTGTTTGGGTTCTCGTTAAATCCCGCCATTTAGCCAGAAATTTGGTTTTATAGACAAAATCAAATTTTTATTTTCGATTTGTATTCACTATATATCTGATCTAACGAGAGACCCTCTAAGGAGGCATGACTAAAATAAGGGATTTTAACCCAGTCAGCATAATCTACAATTTTAATTTTCTGTAGATTTTCTTTGAGAAATCCAAAAATTGCAAACTCATATCCGGTCCCTCTTAACATCTTTTGTAAATTTTCACCCTTCAGATTTAATGGCAATTGTGATCCGGCAATATTTTTAATATTCTCCTGCAATATTTCCGAGAAAGTAGAGGTCAATCGAGTTAAAATTTCCGCTCTGTTTTCCGGTGGAATGATTGTGAAATCCATTATTTTACAAATTATCTCCGCCCCAATTTTTTCTTCGGATAAAAACAAAAAACACGGATATCTATTTATAAAAAAATTTTTTTTTCCCGGTTTTAATTTTGTGGTGTGTAAAGCAAAATAAACTTTCCCGCTCTTAAGAGATGTAAATTTTTCACCAGTGTATTTAGAATTTGGACCATATTTTTCCAAAAATTCTTCATTCACATGGGCATTGAGTTTGGATAGAGAAGGAAATTTATTTCTTAATTCTCTGGCCTGATCCTGGAAATCGATCATTTACTTTGAAATAAGAATTTTTCATTTACAACTCCAAATTTCATGCCTCTGCTTTCTGCCCAATGTTTAGCGGCCTTAAATTTGACCTGGTTAGTGATCCAAATTTGCATTTTATAATTATAGGACTTTAATTTATCTACAGTGTAAGTTCCTTCGTAAATTGGCTTCTGGTGTTGTTTCTCCGGCTTCACCTCTACCAGCCATTCCTGCTCATTCCCATCGTCTTGAAGAACCTTCAAATAAAAATCAACATTATACTTGTGATCTTTTTTGTCCAGCGGATTATAATAAGGAATTGCGGCCGGCTCAGAACTCCACTTTAAAATTTTTTCGTTATTATCACAATATTTACAAAATCTGAATTCCCAACTTGATCTGCAAATGATGTTGTGAATGTCACCTACATATTTCTCAGGATTGACCGGCACATACAAACCAGATTTGTAGTCACCGTTGGGTTTTATTTTCTTGATGTCTGTCATCTAAATATTATAGGAATTGTCTTCTCCTGTAATATAAGAAAATGGAATAGTTTTAGGTGATTTGGGTGGATGTATTTTTTTCCAACCCTTAGCAAATCCATTTTTTGCTATTTGGGTATAATAAGCAAAAGGATTATTAGATTTTTCTGGATCAAATCTATTCCAGTATTTACAAAGATCTTCCATCGCAAAAGCCATACAATCATCTTTGTCGTCCGGGTCTTTATAAGACATTTTCTTGGAGATGCCAGTAATCATCAGTGTAAAGATTTCAACAGTCTTTGGTGTCAATTGACCATTTTTCTTGGACTCTAAAATAGATTCCATCAAAATAGCGTTTGTGACATATACTTTAGACATCAGTTAATAAAAATTGCTCATTTCAAATCTTAGTTTTATCCTCGAGGTTAGTTTCATTTACTCCTTATTTTCTTCGAAATTGCCACCATCGAATTCTAAATTATTTTCGGACTCAGATTTTCCGGTTGGGGCAAAACTCATTCCCTTTTTATAGTCACCGACAAAAGGTTCTGGCTTCTTATTCTGATCTGGACTAGAAGGTGCAAAAGACCAAACCCTACTGAGGATTTTTTTTAGTTTTTTTTTGACTCTTCGCTTTCGTCTATGTTGTAACCCATTTCAGTATTGGATTTATATCTCAACCCTCCATCAGCTCCTTTTGAGGGTGCCACTGCAAAATTGGGATTTGTTTTGAATAACTCCGGGTTGTGAGCTTTTCTTTTATTAATCTTAACTCCATATCCGGCATCTCCTTCTGTTTTACCTGGGGCAACAGCCAAATTTTGATTTGTTCTTTCTAAATCTGTTTTTTCTGTGACATTATATCCCATCTCATCATCTACTTTATAGCGAAGTTCTTTTCCTTTGCCATTTCCTGGAGCAGAAGCAAAATTAGGATCGGTTTTCATGAGCTGAGGATTTTTTGCTTTGTAGCGAATTCCTTTAACATCGTAGTCTGCATCCCCTTCTTCGGACCCCGGGGTTTCCGCTAATTTCATCAGTTTAATGTCAGATTTACTGAATTTAGTGTCTTCCGATAAATTGTAGCCAGCACCTTTAGTTGCCTTGTATTTAGTGTGGGCTTCTTTACCACCTGGAGCTTCTTCTAAGTTTGCATCCTTCAAATTTTCCACGTCCTTCTGCCCAGATTTGTCGTTGTCCTTACCTCTTGGAGCAGCTTCGGTGTTTTTTCTCATCGTGTTTCTGGGGACAGCATCTTTTTTCCCTTGGGCAGATTTTCCTGGAGCGGTAGCCAATTGTTGAGAAGCCTCTTTTAATTCCTCTTGAGTTTCTGCATCGGCTTCGTTCTCGTCACCCGCTCTCGATAGAGCATCATCTAAATTTTCAATCTCATCAATTTTAAATTCACCAGTTCTTCCGTTATCCATCAAGACCGTATAAGAACCAGACGTACTATCGATGGAAATGATTTTTCCAGTGTTTCCTGATTCTAAAACCTTGACATATTCTCCCACATTGAATTTATCATCTTCGTATATTTCCTCGAATGCCAGAGGATCAGCTGTGATTTTTTCCAATTCTGCGTTTACCGCTGACCATTTTTTACGCAACGATGAAAGTTCTTTCTCCAACAAATTTTGTGCTCTTTGTAGTTCCGTTGAATTTGCAAATAAAGGACTTAAGCTCATTTGTGATTCTACTTTTTGTAGTTGTCCTTCTAGAACTGTGATATTTTCCATCATTTTTTTCCTATCATTGATCATGATAGATTTAATCCTAGATTCTCCTTCCAAAAATTCAGTAAGGCCCTCTGAAATATCATACTTCAAAAAATCTTTAACCATATTGGTTGCTTGGGTTCCATTGACTTCAAAAATCGAATTATCCGACATTGATTCGTTAATTCTATTTAGAAAGATCTTATCTTCCCACTTAATTAAATTAACTGAAGCACCTTCATAAACTTTAGATTCGATCCTCTTGGCAAAGTCCAGTTCTACGATAGAAGAAAAATTTTCATACAAATTCAAAATGTCATAGACAACTTTGTTTTCATTCATACCTAAAGAACCTGAAATTTCTAAAGCGATAGCCTTTGATAAATTGACTTTATCTTGGAATCTCAGGGATTTACCATTAAAAAGAATCGATGTACTTTCCCCCTCTTCAATTAAAGAAAATTTGTGTTTGCCAACAAACACATTTAAACCGTTTTCGTCAACTTTGACATAGGGAGCATAAAAAGATTCCAAAAGGGACAGGTAATTTTTAGGTAAAACCCCCACTTGTCCACGATTTAATCTTTTTAATCCTTGGGCAGAACCTTCAAACACATTCGAACCAATGGAAAAGGTAGTTCTGCCTCCCTCTACTAAAACGGGAGAAAAAACTCTACGAACAGAAGAATTGCCAGCGTGAATCGGGATGTTCAACTTAGAAGAATTCCCCTCTAGCAAAGAAAGATTGTTGAGTAAATTTCTAACAATTGGGTTAAACTGCCATCTGGAAATATCATTGGTTAAAAGGGGGATTGATTTGTTTTCTGATACTAACCATTTATTCAGGGATTCAGTAACAGGGGAATAAAAATCAGATCCCGCACTGTTAGAAATTGCATACAGAGCCTTAGAAACTTCTATTTCTGGTTTCAGATCAGTTAGTTTTTCAATTAGAGATTCAGTAATATCCAAAATTCTCTCGTCCCAGTCAAAGTTTCTCATCTCCTGCAGAAATCCTTCCGCCACCAAAAACTCCGGGATATTTTTAGATTTTAAAAGATGAAAATACTTTTCACAAATAATTTTAACGGAGGGATGCTCAAAAATACCATAATTTCGAATGGCCTGGATGCTTTCTAAAACGCCAAGATTATTTACTTCTTCGGATTTTAAGAAAGCAGAAACTCCCGGATCACTGGTGGCAAGGTCCGATAGACTTTCGTTCAAAAAAGAAAAATCCTGGTTTTGTGAATTTGGCTTCTCGCCCTCCACATAACTACCAGAGTTTTTAGAGGACATCCCCCCAACACCTCCCCATGCTTCCATTAACTTTGCTGCTGCTTTTTTAGAACGATCCAATTCTTGATTTCTGATCATTTGGTGGGGATCTTGGATTGATTCGTTCAAAGACTCGAAGCTTTGAATGGACTCCATGATAGAGGTTACATTAATATTAGAATCACCTTTTTCTATCTTGGCAATGTTCGCTTCACAGATAGATTTTACTTCCGGAGAAGTTGTCGTGTTTTTGAGTGTTTTTAGTTTATTGAGTAAATCCATTTTACTTTGAATTTTTTTACATTCTATATATCATTAAAGAATTACTTTTTTCAAGAGATTTTACTTGGCAACAAGAACTTGTAATTTCACGTCGAAATTTGAGTGTGGATTCATAAAAGTAATTCCTCCACCAGGATAAAGCAAATCATATTCACTCAAATTCCACCCAGTTACTTCGGAATCTGTAGAACCAAGTGGGTTCCCGCTGAGTATCATAAGCTCTCCTAAATTATAAGTTTTATCTTTGTATGTCCAATTAATATACTTTTGAATTTGAGGTGTGCCGTTGGTGGGAGTTGGAACTCCAGGAATAATTGGAGTTTGCGAGGAGAAAAGAATTGGATTTTTTGGAGAAGGGTATTCAACCTTAACTGCTATCCATCTTACAAATCCATCCGTTCCAATATCAGTTTGGCTTAATGTAATTGATTTATTTCTTCTCAAAACAATCCTCAATCTGGAATAACTTTCTACGGCAAAAGAAAAATCTTTTAAATCAAAAAAAGTTGTATAATTGAAATCTTCCTCCAGCGCAAATTGATTTTTAAAAAAAACCCATCCGTTTGGAGTAATAGGAGGACAAATAATAGGTCTAGTAGCCATTTTAACTTGCGGTTAAAACCGTTAATTTTACATTATACTCGGTGGGATTTGAAAAAATAAATCCACCGGTAGCAGCTCCCGTATATCCAATTTCAGAGCTGACGTCATTGCTTGTTTGCCACCCTTTCCAAATTTGTCCGTTTTTAACTTGACCAGTTAGCATCATAAAATCGGCCATAATATAACGGTTGGACCCTCCATATTGCCAATAAAGCATTCTTTGATCTGGGCTAGCATCAGCATAAAATTGTGCTTTAGCCACTAGCAAACCAACTTCACCTAAAGTCGTATCAAAATCACCTTGATCTAAATTGATAGAATTGTATGGTGCTATAACAAAAGTCTGTTGCTGATATCCAGAAAAATCTTGCAAAGGATAAAAGAAATCAGATAAATTCAATTTTTGCTCCGTTACATCTTGCCAAGCAACGTTCATAGATGTATTATAAAACCTGATGTTTGTAGGGTCATTGAAATCGGAAAAAGTAAGATTTACCCTTTCTAAACCTCCAGGATTTAATGCAATTAAAGTGTATCGAGTGTCGAAAGTAGCTGATGGCCCTGGATCTAGTCCAATCTCAGCAGATCCTTGCCCAAAGTAAGTAGCTCCTCCGGTACCAGGGTTAATAGAACTCCCCCCATAAATATCTAAATTTCCTCCTGTAATTGAATTATTTCCTGCAGCCATTTTTAGAGAAGAGTTGGATCTACTTGTGGGGTTCGTCTCGAAAGAAGTTTTTTAGAATCGATAAAGGTAGGAATAATTTCCGGAGTTTCACTGGGAGTTGGGGTAATTTCCGGAGTTTCACTTGGGGTGGAAGTCGGGGTTGGGGTTAAATCTGGACCTTCGATTGAAATATCACCACCATCGATAATAATTTCTTTCTGATCTTCATCTATTTTTTTAGAATCTTCCTCCGAAGGTTTAATGTAATCTACCAAAGATTTAATAAACCCCAAAGCCACCAAAGGTAGAATAGCTCCAGAAATTAGACTTAGAACTCTTTTTTGAAAAATTTGTTCTTCTCCTTCTAATCCAAAAAGTTGACTCCAAGATTCAAAATTTTCCAAATTGACAAAGGCATAATATGTGTTTCCCATTCCCTGCATAAAAGTCAAAACAAAAAACAAAAGCCAAATCAAATTTTTGTTCATCTTTTCCAAAGTTATAATTGAAGCCAAAGAAGCTGCTGCTCCTATCTCAAAAGCGATAGCCAAAAAAATTGCCAACCATTCTGGATTAGACAACTTAAAAAACTCAATTACGTGAATGGTTGAGATGACACTCACCACAACATAAAGAGAAACAAAGGTTGAAATAATAAACCAATGCAACTTTTTAGGGTTCATGTTTGAACAATTTTATTTTGGTTTCCAAATCTTTTTTCCCCGGCAAGATATGTTCTTTTTGAAACTCCATCATTTGCTGAGTTCTATCTTTTTTAGAAATTTCATCATTTAGATAATTATATAATTCTAATTTTGATTCAATCTTAATTTTTTCAAGATTTTCCGGTGAAATGACCAAATTACTTAAACTGTCCCGCTGGCCGGTACAATTTGTTTTTTCTTTGTCCAATTTTCTTATTTCACTGTTCTTTGAACAATTCTGAATGAACATCAAAAAAAACATCAGCACAAAAACCAACAACCCGTGTTTAGAGAAAAAAACTTTTATCTTTTCCATAATTTCAATTTTTATTGAAGTATATATCTTTAAAAACTAAAATCTTTTACTGGATAAAATCAAATTTTTATTTTCTCTATAATTTTAGAAGTTGAATATCCTTCGGTGATTTTGATAGTTTCAACTTTGCCTCCATAAGACAAAACAAAATCAGATCCAACTATTTGTTCAATGTGGTAATCATTTCCTTTAACCAAAACGGAAGGCAAGATTTCTCGAATTAAAAAACTAGGATCATCTTCGTCAAATGAGGTAACATAACTTACAAATTCTAAAGATGAGAGAACAAGAGCTCTAGAGATCTCGTCCTGTATAGGACGAGAAATACCCTTCAATCTGCGAACTGAATGATCTGAATTTATCCCGACGATTAAAAGATCTCCGAGCAAAGATGCTTCATATAGATATTCAACGTGTCCTCTGTGTAGTAAATCAAAACACCCATTGGTGAAAACAATTTTAGATCCGGAATTTTTCCACTCAGAAGCAAAAGAAGTTAAAATTTTTCTGGTAACAAATTTCCGTTTAAAGTCGCCCAACTTTTAAACTAAATCTATTCCTTGCTGAGCAGCAGCCAATTCTTTTTCTAGCCCTGATATTATCGAGGCATCTTGTTTAGCCATTTCTAAGGCAATACCTAAAGGTTTCATGATAGAAATGAATTCTTCAGCTTCTTTAAGACCCCTTCCCGATTTTTTGCTTAAAAAATAATAGCTAGCTTCAAGAGGAATGGCATTGAGAAAAATTGTATTGTCTTTTATTTTTTCTTTTTTAATCGAGTCAATTAACTTGCAAATTTCTATAACACCTAAAGCTTCTCTTTCTTTCCACTCTGCTTCGTTGGCGATAAATTCAAAAAAATTATTTACGTCTTTGGCAGAACCAAATTTAATAGCATAAACTTTTTTAAAGTTTTCTTCCCTCGCCTCGTTTAATTTCCTTTCACAAGCCTCTATTCTAGATTCATCTAACTTGAAGCCAATTTCTTCCAAGGGAAAAGAATTGTCCAGAGAAACAACAGTCGAATCCAATTTATTTTCTTTTTTTGATCTTGTATTTTTAGACATATTTGAATTTTTATGATTCTTAGACAATTTAAAAAAAAAGTTTCATGGGTTAAACTGAGAAAATGTCGAAATCTTCTCTGTTTTGTTGTAAATATAATTTCAGCCTTTCTCTTAAATCTTTGATGGGATAAATTTTAGCATTACCCTCGGGTCCCAGGTGTACTAGAAATCCACCATGTGTTTCTATTCCCAGTTCTTCCTCAAGAATCAATCGATACAAACTAATTTGGATTGAATACTCGTTGTGCGAATTCTCATATAAATCTGCAAAGGGGTGTAATAACTTTTTGTATCTGCCTTTGGGGTGATCGTCGTCTTTGAAGTCTTTATTGGTTTTCCAATCTCCAACTAAAAAAAGAATCTTACTTTGTTTTTCGTCCCACATCAGGAAAGGTTGGTCTACTGTGCCGGCTAGCTTCCATTTTTTAGAAAAAATCTTTAATTCAGATTTTAATGGAATTAATTTTTTTAACCTGGACTCGTATAAATTCAAAAAAGATTGGACTCTTTGAATATCCTCCTCTTTCTCTGGCATTTCTGGGTTTTCTCCACTCCAAAAATCTTCTATCCATTTGTGAACCCGTGTGCCCAAGGAAGCTGCGGTTACAGCTTTTTTAGTCCAATCTTCTGCTATAACAGACGGATCTACTCCTGCCTCTGCCGCCTTCCTTTTAACCCAATAATCACGGTCAAAAGGAATTTTAAATCTTCTTAAAAAGGTGGTTACGGAATCATAAGAAATTCCCTTATATGTATATGAATGATTTTCCTCCTCGAAAATAAAATAAGGGTCTTTGAAAAAATCCAACTTTTTTTGATACTCCTCTTTTGTTTCTTCCCAATTTACCATGGAAATGCTGAATTAACCAGTTGAAAAATCTGTTCCCAATTTTTAATTAAATATCCAACAGCTATCATCTCTAAACAGAATCTGATGAACCAGATCCAACTTAATTCTCGATAGATAAAATAGTAAATCACCAGATAAGAATCTCCGTTTGTTTCCTCGATTGGTTTGAGTAGAGGTGCAACGATTTCATGTAAATTTAATTTGGTTAGGTATTCATTGATGGGGCGTATTTCCTCGAAAACAAAAGCTGGCCTTGCTTCATCGGGGAAATCTCTAGATTGGGTAACTTCAGGGGGAAGATTCACGACCGTATAAATCCTACCGAACCAATCCTTTCTTAATTTAAACCTCGCCCACTGTTTTGAATTTATGGATTCTTTTTTGATGATCGAAAGATAATCCGAGTATAATTTCAAATCCTTTAAAACCCCGAAAATTTTAAAAGTAACAATTATTCGAGAAACAAAATCCATCATTTTTCGATTTTTTTGGTTAGATCTTCTATTTTTTTCTTAATTTTTGTTCTTGCTCTTCTAATCCTTGTGGCGATAGATCTTTTTTTAATTCCATACTTATCGGCAATATCTTTATATTTCATGCCGTTGATTTCTCTATCTATCATAATATCCCGGTACAAAATTGGCAGTTCTTTGATTTGATCTACCACTTGATCATAAATGACATCAATGTCAGATTTTCCAGACAAGAAACTCCAAATAGGATCATCATCAACCGAATAAATGACAGAATCTGGATCCATCTTAGAGGTATCGAGTTCGATCTCCTCCGATGTTTTATTGACAAGTTTTTTTCTGCTTTTCTGAAGCAACAGAGATTCATTCTTTGCTATATTGTAACACCAAGTGGAAAAATTTCCCTTCTCAACATCATATTGGTCTATCTTTTGCCACACTTTGGCCATAGAATTTAAAAAGGCATCCTCTGCCAATTCCAAATCATTTAAGATTGCGAAACAGTGATTTAAAACCCCCGGCCTCAATCTTTCAAACAAAAACTTAAATGAAATATCATCTTTTTTAAAAATAAAATTTTCAGCTAATACCTGGATGTTTTTTTCTTTTGCCATTTTTTAATTCTTTAAATTTTTTTCCCCAATTTTACAATTTCTATTCCTGCCTGTAGTAAAAAAGACAAGGGCTCGGGTTTTCTATAGACCTTGCCAAAAACTATCCTTTTGATGCCAGATTGAATGATTAACTTAGAACATTCAAAACAAGGAGAAACCGTGACATACATGGTTGATCCCTCGGAGCTCTGTGTGCTCTTGGCAAGTTTAGTGATTGCGTTTGCTTCAGCATGTAAAACATAATTTAGAGTTACAAATTCTTCATCCTCGCACTCGTTCGGAAACCCCGTAGGTGAACCATTGTACCCGTCTGAAATTATAGACTTGTTTTTAACAATTAAACTTCCTACCTTCATCCTCCTGCAATATGAATTAGTGGCCCATATTTCCGCCATAGACAAATAAAGGGGATCAATTTTAATATCCTTGTTGGTATAAAATGTTTCGTCAAACAAATTATCTATTTCACTGAAAATAAAAATATTTTCTGAATTTGGTTTGGCAACCCATGAAAACTCATCATACTCAGATAAATCTTGAAAAAACAAATCGGCTGGAATTTCTTTATATTTGAACTTTGGATGATTCATACAAGAAAGATTGGAAAATCAAATATACTGACTCTCGACGTAAAATAAAAATGAAACCTAAATTTTAAATGATATTTGAATTTGGTCTATATGGAACATCATTCGAAATTCTGAGAGGACCGGAAAGGACTTTATATATTCCAGCTAAAAGAGCTTTGATTTCTTTAATCTCTTCCGGGGGTAAAGTTTCGATTTTTTTTTCTGATTCTTTTCCAACCTTTTCAATCTTTCCAACTTCCTGGATTTTAGATGGAATTGACGGGGTTTCCGAAGATCTCATAGAAACAGGTTGATCCTGAGAAGGTGGGGCAGGTGTTGGCGATGGTTTGGATGGATTTTTTGGCTCTTCTGGTTTTTTCAAAGTTGGAGTTTCTTTTTTTACCTGAGTGGCCTTCATGTCTTCAGCTAGCTTTTGCATTTTTTGAGCCATTGAACCAGCATTTTCAAGCTCAGAAGGACTAACTTGTCCGGATAAAGTTTGTTTGAACCCCTGCTTGAATTCATCAGATTTGGAGGTAAAATCTTTCTTTATTTTTGAACCTATATCTTTACCCCTTTCCTTGAGTGATTCTAAAAGTTTAGGCTTGGATGGAGAAATAATAGATTTTTGATTTTCTTTTTTTATCTTATCTTTTTTATCTTCTTTTTCGGCTGGATCTTTTTTCTTTTTTTTTCCTTCCGTTAAAGAAGGTTTAGTTTCTATTCTTTCCGAAGAAATATCAGTTGTTTTGGGTGCCGATGGTATATACAAACCCCCTTTCTCCTCATATTTTTTTGCTTCCTCCTCGCCATATTTTTCTCTTATATTTTCTATCTGCTGTCTAAATTCAACTTTTTCGGCTTCTATTTCAGCTGGATCTTTTTTCTTTTTGTAATATTCGATAAAATCTTCTCTTTCATCGTTTAATTCATCCTCGTCGAAATCTGGGTTTTTTGCTTTATATTCCTTCATATGGGATTCGATTTCAGCAACGGGGATTTCAATACCTTGCCAATTTTTAATCGTTTTTTTGGTGCTCAATTTGGCAAAGTCTTGACCAGAAATTACTTCCTGAATTTGTGCTTCTTTAGGATTTGTCTTTTCATTTTTTTTGATTTCTTGCATCGTCATTTCTTTAGAAATAACTTGCTGATCTTTTTTTAGATTTACGATTTCTGGACCTGCTTCTCCTACTACCGCTATTCCGTCTTTTTTGATTTCTCCCCCCTCTTTTAACTTGGGTAATTTATCCAAACCCAATATCTTCATGAAATCTAAATTTTTAGGTAAATTGGGCTTAATCTCTGCTGGTTTTAAAATGTTTTTTGTTAAATCCCCCAAAGTTCCATCAAGTTGTTTTTCCAAAGAGTTTTTTATTTCTTTAGAAAAAGAAGCAACTAATTTTTCAAACATTTTCGGATCCGTCTTTTCCTCAATAGGCTTGGGTGTTTCAATCTTTCTATCTTCCTTTATTCCCATTATCAGCTGATTGGTTGTTTTATTGGTTTCGATGCTGATTTTATTTTGTTCTTTTAGTTCTCTAACCAAAGAATCCATGTTGCTAGAAAGAGTAGACAGTTCCTTTAAAATATTTGCTGTATCCTGTGCCATGGAATAAATTAGATTTATATATCCAGATTTTTAATCTGAAGCAATTACCTAGAAAAATTGAAGACTTCCGATTGTCCAGAATTTTCTTGAGCTTCTCTATTTTCTTTTTCTACTGTTGAATTTAATTTATCCAACCAAATTTGGTACTCGTAATATGGAATTTTTTCTATCCAATCTGGGTCCAATCTGTGCTCGTACCAAAGTCTGAATTTTAAATCAAAGTAGTTCTCCAAAGATATTTGAAATAAGGAAAAGAGATCTGATCCCTTCGGGAAAGTAAATTGGAGCGGTGACCTCCTGAGCACCGCACTTCGAGCATGGTAAATTTACTTCTAACTTCGTACCTATTTTCAGAAGATCTGCAATTTGAAAAAAAATGGAAAATTCTTCTTTGGACCATAAATTAGATCCTTCTTCTAGTTCGGATAATTTTTGCTCGGTCAAACCTCTCCAATCTTCATAAAGATAAGGAGCTATTTTTATGAAACTTTCATCTACGTCTTTGCCTTGCCTGATTTTATTACGAGCGTAATTTGAAATTGCCTCCACTACTCCTATCGAAGGTACAGTCATCCTCACGGTCTGGGATAACTTCGGCACAGGCAACACAAACTTTCGTTCCACTTTAGAATAGTATGTCATCAGATTATCGTCTATGTCATATTTAGACAAGACCCCGGTTCTCAATTCTATGCCATTTTGGAACGGACAATCCCCAGTTTTACAGGAGGTTTCGGGCTTCAAAACAATCATGTTTTCCCCCCTGACAAAAGTTAAATCCCTTATTGTCATGATAATAAAAAAACGATCTTCCTGTTTTATCTCTTTGTAAGAGACAACCCCATATTGGGGAAATTTAACAACACAACATCTGTCTAAAATCAAATTCAATTTGGAATCTATATCCAGCATGTCAGTTTCATCCAAGGTAGAAAAATGTCTAATTTCCTTCACCTCCGCAGGGCGGATTGCAATTTGAACCCCCTCTGGATAAAACAAACCCCCGGAAGGCAATAAAGAAGGAGGTAAGTTTTTCCAGCCTAAATCAGAAGGACCTGAATTTTTCAGAACTGAATTTGTGTTGGCTTCGGGCTCTTTTTTTATTTGCTGTGCCAACTTTGTCTCTGGCAAAACCGGATTTTTTTCTTTAGCTTGTTGGACTAGTGCTTCGGCCTCTTTCTGAGCTCTTTCCTCCAAGGGGTTAATTGGATCCAGATCTGCGATATTATCATCGAAGGAAATCCCCCCTAATTTTTCTTTTTCTTGCAAAATTATTTCGGGTGATAAATTTTTAGAATTCATGCGTTTATATTAAGTCACACAAATATGTGTTTCTTATATATTTACCGCCAAAAAAAGTTCCAATTATAAGAATTGGTCCTGCCAGTAATCAGATTTCCATGTTGTATCTAACACATAGATAGAATCACCCGTATCATAGCTCAATCCCATCGGAGTTAAAGGTTCGATTAAAAAGCAGTTATTCAAAGTTATTCTTCTGAACACATCCCCCTGTTTATTAAAGATCGAAACAACAACTTGGCCTACATAATCTCTTTTTAAGCCCATCGCACCGGTTAAAGGATTGTAAATTAAATCGGACCATTGGCGCAATATTTTAAAGATGGTCATGGAATTATTTTCGTTTAGGTTCACCTCGAAAGAGATGGAAAATTGCACATCGGTGGTAGAAGGTTCACCCCCGGCATATCTTCTCTCTGCAAATTTATAATACTGAGTTACAGGAGCAGAAGGCTGAATGTCTACCGATAAAGATCCGGTAACACTTTTAACTTGTTGGGTCATAATAGATTCCCCGTTGAATCTCACATTAGCCAAAGTTACGCCTGCTGGAGGAGTAATCAGAACTTCGAACTGATTAAGAAAAACAGGCTCAAAGTTATTGCGAGCCGCTAGAGAATTATTAAAATGAGGTAAACCTGCCATCTAGTTTTTTAATTTTTAGGTGAAGAGATCTTCCCAATAATCAACCGCCCACTGCATGGAAATTTCATACAAAGTAGTTGCATTGACATAATCTAACTCCATTGGGTCAATAGCTTTCATAGGAAAGCAGTCCCGACAAGTGATTCTTCTAAAGACATCGCCATTTTTGTTGAAAATAGAAATGATGATGGTGCCAGTATAATCTGCTTTAATCCCCATAGCTCCGGTTAAAGGATTGTAAATCAAATCTGTCCACTGTCTAAGAGTTTTAAACGTGTACATAGAATTATCGTCGTTCAAATTCACAGTAAATTTCACACTCAAGTCCAAACTTGTTTTATCTGGTTTGCCTCCTGCATAATTCCTTTTAGCAAACTTGTATTTTTGGAATACAAAACTTGGATTTTTGTCGACGTCTAATCCAGCTACATTCACAACCTGCTGTAACAAAATTTGACCCCCTTGAACAGCTGCAGGAGGAATCACAGTCACTTCAAATTGATTCAGATAAACTGGTTCGTATTTGTTGATTGAATACAATGAATTTTGGTAATGTGGTAAACCGGCCATTAATTGTTTTTCTTTTTTTATTTATCTTACCTTCTCAAATTCACACAATATGTTATACAAAGTTGATGAAACCACCGGATGCAATACCACCTGTTCGGGTTACAGTGATTCTATTGATGAATTTCTGAATTCCCCTAGCAGGCTCGATGATCACATCAATAATACCCATATTCATATCGATAACAGAAGGAGGATTATTAGATGCGTCCATAATTACTTGGTAAGCATAAATACCGCCACCCGCTCTAACCCCATCTAAATAGGTATCGACCAGAGTTTTAATTTCAAGACGGATAGAATCCTCATTAAAATCAAACAGATAGTTTAATAGAATTTCTTCAACATCGTTCTCAAGACTAATTAACAAATCCCTTACATGAAGTAATCCAAAGGCAGAATTAATAGTTTGGTAAGCAGTTTGGTTACCAAAGATAACAACACCAAATCCTCTTTTCTTAATAATAGGATTCAATCCAAAAGGTTCTAGCCAGCCGCGATCTTCGTCGGTAAAGTCATATTCTACTCCTACTATATTACCTCCGGAGATCGTGCCTCTTTTTTGACCTGCTATGATGTTGTAAGGTTCTCCGTTGGCAAATTTTCTAACAAAATTATTGGAGATATAAGCAGCTGGAGGGACATTCGTGTTTCTGTTGTTTTCCCTGATTGTAATATACGGGGTGAAATAACCAGCAAAAGAAGCTCCCAAATCTTGAGTAGGTAGGCTGAACGTGTAAGCTGGATTCAAAGATAAATTTCCACCCTCTGCAATGTACCGTGCTTCTAGAGGAGGGAACGGATCTACAGCTGTTGGAGCATTAGTAAATCTTGGATCTGTGCTGGCTCTAAACTGAGCCATAGAAGGAGCATTGATAAATGCCAAAGCCTTTTGTCTCATCATAGCAAGCTTTGAAAGTTGGTACTTAGAATTCGGCTGAATCGTTCCGCTGAAAGTATCTACGATATAACGGAATGAAATCACGTCCTTAGTAGCCAAGGTTGCAGCCAAATTTGTATTATACAAAACGTCCAAAATTTCATCCACTCTCGAATCTGTTCCATTAGGTCTTTGTGCATCTCTCATTGTGTAACCACTCAAATAAATGAAATCGAATGATCTGGTGAATTGAGGAATTGATTTAAACTTTTGAACTTGAATTGGAGATCCAGAATAAAAGAAAATAGGCCTAGCGCAAACAACTCTAACAACTCCAGAAGTAGTGGTTTGTGCCACTGCGGTTACTTTAGTCAATCTAGATTGTCTGTTGGCTCCTACAGTTTCACACAATTCTAGGTCAGTGGAAACTAAATAATCTCCCAC